ATGCAATGTCTTTACTTATACTAACTGTTAGTTTATTTAAATTTGTCTCTGATAAAGTTTCTCCTTGGAAGAACTCTATTTCATCTAACATTCGTTTCTTAATAATTATATTATTACGATAGCCGAATGAAGTAGCTAGAGTCATTAAATCTTTTCTTTGAGCTTCTGAGCCTTTGTAAAATGGCAGTTCTTCCATTAACTCATGTTGAGTTACTTCGTTATCTACATCAGCTAAATAATGAGCTAATCTCTCATAAGGTCCTTGCTTACGCATAAGAGAATGAAAAGCTTCGCCTGAATCTTCTATTACATTGATCGCGTAATCTAAATTATCTTTAGATATGTCTGTAGAATTATCCATAAACGTGTAAGCACCTGCTAATTTAATAGCTTTATGGTATCTATGGATCATTTCAGTTTTTTGGATAGCCATATGATCTTTCATATCATCTGCTAATTCTTCACATTTCATTCTATATGCTAATAGATGAATAGAATTTTCATCTGTCATTTGTAATACAGGTCCAAAGGGTCTTTTAGCAAAGTTTACGAATTCTTGTTGAATAGAATGCATTTCCGTAGCTAAACCGGGATCTGTCATCATTTTATATCGTTCTTCTGGAGATGCGTATTTAGTTCGGTGACTATCTGTTGTATACCCAAATAGTAGTCTACGGGCATATCCTGTTTCTAAGAACTGTTTAAATTCTTCTTCTATTTTTCCTCCATCTAATAATTTTGTTGGTGTACCAAACATCATTAAATTAGTTGGGGTATTTCCTTCTAATTCTTCTGATCTAATATTATCTTGAGTATTTTTAATGAGCTTCTGTTTTACTAAACCTACATCGTATAATTCTAAAAATGTATTAAGTACATCCGCATTAGCTGACATATTAGATCCAACTTCATCTAACTCTAGATTCATGGATCCTGCTGAAGCTAATAGAAGCTTCTCTCTCATTTGTTTAACTGCTGGAGTAGTTCCACTGTCAAAGCTAAAAGCTAGTTCCCCTAAATTTTCAAAATGAGTTTGAAATTTTCTTAAACATGAATCGTATTCTTCATTATAAGGTACTAGACTTTGACCAATATTAACTCTCCATTGAGCTCTTTCGGCTGCTAGGGTAGCTATGTTTTCTTCTGCTTTCTTAGGGAATACTTTAGTTAGAAATTCTTTTTTAAAATAATGTATAAACTCTCTTTCTAGTATATTAGTAGAATGTCCTTTACCAGTTCCTGATACCATTAAGTTAAGTACATAGGTATTAACTGGTATTACGTCTCCTGCATACATAATGTTACATCTCATCATGGATGCAACTTTACATAGATAGTATCCTGTTAAAAGTCTAAAAAAATGTCTATTATCGTTGTTAACTTTACGTACTAGTATATCTACTATCTTTTCAGAAAATGGATGATATTTTTTCATTTATACCTACTTGCTATCCATAAACCGCTGTAAAATACAGTCATGGCTATGATGGCGTAAAGGGAGAATATTCCCAGCAATTCGTACCATGCTGGCATGTTAGTAACATAATAGGTTTGTGATACTACACCTTGTTGGGTATGAACTATAATAGTTAATTTATTATCCTCCATGATTTCCTTTCTTGGTGCAGATTTCAGCTATAGTTAAATAGTTTCTACCATCTTTATAATTATCTTCTATGTTTGGATTCCACGCGGAGCGCACAATCTTTAATAGATCCATCTTTAATGCATACAAATGGGCAAGATTTACATTACCTGATTCTTTAGCATATTGATTAAGGGATTCACACATAGTTGCCCATGTTTCAAAACAACGTTTAGGAGGACCGTACTTGGATTCTCTATCTTCCAAGATCTGCTCATCGGTCATTTCGTCATCAGTCATGCTTTACCTCCTGCAATTCTTTTAAAAAATGCACAGCTACATCAATTAATACTTGTTCTAATTCTGACTCAGAGCATTCTTCTAATATTACTTGTATATATTTTAGTTTTTGTTCATTACTTAGTGGCATCGGAAGCCTCCTCTTCCTTTATTTCTTTTGTAATTAACTGTATTGTATCGTTTTTTGAAATCACATCTATAATAGCTAGATTGCTAGCGGTATCTATCTCAGATACCCAAACAGGGGAATTAGATTGCATAATAAAATCTTTATAAAAACTATCTACTTCCGTAGCAGCTATAAATGATTTATTAAAACAGCTTTCACATATTTCAATAAATTTAGCTACACTTATAGAAATATCAGTAGGAGTAAAAGCTAATTCATTAGGTTTACTATAGTAACTGTGGGGTATTCCTGGGGATAATTCAGCATGCCCGCTAATTACTACGGGTAGGCTACTTCTTTCTTTTCGTAATGCTTTAGTTAAACTTCCTAAAGTCATTTGATAATCAGATGCTTTTTTAGGAAATAGTTTATTTAATAGCTTTCTTTTCATTTAACCTCCTTAAACAAAGTAGTGCCCTTGGGCGGATTCGAACCACCTACCACCGTTCTATCAACAGTTGCTCTGCCAATTGAGCTACAAGGGCATACTATTTATACCCTTGTAGTAGGGTTATTTTTTAGATCCGTTATTGCCATATTTCTTTTTTAATATATCTATACTAGTTTGTGGTAAATAATTTGGTTCTAATTTATGTGGACAATCTTTTTCATCAATTTCTTTACTAAATTGGATTACTATAAATTGATCATCATTATGAAGCTCAACCCATTCTTTTAATGGGCAAGTTTCTATCCATTTTTGAAATTTTTTTAAGGACATATAAGATCTCCTAAATAAGAAATAAGGACATCTATAACTGCATAAATACTCTCTTTTTCTACACGTTGCCGTATGATACATAGCTGGTACTATGTTTGAGTATTATCAAAGCTAGGCTATAGATGCCCCCCACCTAAAACTAATTGTTATTTTAATTTTTTTGCTTTTTGATACTGTTCGTTACTCTTTTTTCTACGACTAACTCCATAGCAATAAGAGCCACAATATTTTGCATCTTGACTGGCTTTTACCACTTCTTTATTGCATATCACGCAATTGATTTTATATGTGGGTAATTGTTTTTTATATTTTCGTTTTTTCCAGGGTTGAAGTCCTTTTTTAACATAAGGATTTGGATCTTCTAATTTAAACCCACTCCACCATTGACGTTCTGTAGGAGATAAACACCAATTCTCTTTATTTTGTTCGTTATAAATTTTGTTTGCTTTTTCTGGAGAAATTTCTTTTTTTAATTTTCCATTACCATCGTAAATTTTTATACCAGAAATCATTCTCTTCTACCTTCCATTAATAATAATTGTGCTTGTGCACATATTTCTTCAGCATCGCAATAGCTACATCTTCTTGCAGCTCCTTGAACATGCTTAATTATACCTTGTCCATTATTATCAGCTTGTTTTTGTAATGCTTCATCCATAGTGGAAAAATTACCAGTAGATCTAGTAGTTTTATTAGGATCTTTATAGTATTTGTATACACTATCGTGATCCTTAATCCATAGGTCTTCATTAGTACATTCTGGTAGATCTTCTTGATCAGTATCTAATAGAGATTTAATACTAGTAGTTTTATCTACTATCCATTTTTCTGTTTCTTCTACAGTCCATAAAGGATACCGTCTAGTCATTACTTTTAGAGCGGGATAATCTTCTTTATGGTGAGGTTGTTTTTTATGTTTAATAGTACCTAATTTACTCCAATCAGTAAAAATGTAATGAATAGTAATATAATCACTAGTAATCTTTTCTGGATTTAACCATTTATAAATACTTCCTTGTTTTATATAATCATTTATTCCACTTCCGTTAATAAATGACCAACATATAGAAGATTTGTAATCATGAACTTCGCCATCAAGTACTAAATCGTATTGACCGGTAACTATAAAATCATTAATTTCTTTTTCAGTTCGTTGTTCTATGTATATGGCAGTTTCTCCTGGCATTACTTCTTCTGGATTAAGACGTAAACTATCCATTACACTTTCAGATGTTCCAAATACTTTAAGTGCTTCCATTACATTATTTCGATCTGTCCATGCACTTTCACAAGCGCTATGTATAGCAGTTCCCATACGTAGACTTATTAAATCAGCTATATCTATGCTTTTTGCTAATTGTGGATTTTGTTTTAATAGAACTAATGAACGTAAAGGCTTAATTAGTTTAGTAGCACTAATTACATTAGGTCTTCCATCATAGTTGTAACTGTCATGCATTAAGAATACAGCTAATGGTAATGAAATATTATTTTTATTTGTGTATTCAAATGCCATTATTTTTCCTCCTCCTCTTCATAAGGATCATCTTCGCGAATAACATCGCATCTATAGCCTTCAGGTAATCCAATTACCTCGACTACATATCCTCCTCTCATTTTAACTATAACTACTTTGTCTTTTGATTTATCAATACTACCGTATGTCAGTGCCATCTAATAACCTCTCTGTTTTAAGTTCTTTAAGATGTTGTTTATAATTACTGCCTTTAGGAAGTGCATATAATTTAATTAAATTTAATGATGCTAAAGCTTTACGGGTGTAAGGCCGAGCGTTTTCAGTTATGTCATCTGTAGCAAATATACACTCATCATAGGGTATTTCGTACCATCTAGGAAGCCATTGAGGTTTTATTTTACCATTACTTATACATAGATATTTCTTTTTATGAGTTGATATAGACATTTTCACTTGCTCTAGTTAAAGCTACATAAAATAATCTAGCTCTAGTAGATTTATTACGACATTTATTTATATTTGTTTTATCTATAAATACAGCTGGAAATGTCCCTCCTTGAGCTTTGTGAGTTGTACCTGCAAATGGTGGACGTAGATCTGCTAATGAATTTTTTACTGCATAAAACTCTTTCCAGACATGTTTAGACTTACTTTTAATAGCTTCTCCTTTAAGTTTAAATAAAACTTGATCTACTACACTTTTATTTTTTGGAGCAAATACTTCTTTAGTACTTGAACGAAGATATTTATCGTAATTTCCATGAACAGTTACTAAATATCCAGGGATATCATGCTTAGTTGCTTCTACATATTCCTGAACATGAACTACTTCATTATTTGTAAGTATAGTTTTATCTGATTCCATAACAGCAGTATTAGATATCAGTCTTTCTCCTTCGTAGAATGGCTGAATAACGCCATCTAAAAAGAATGCTGCTTTACGAATCATATTGTTATAGCTAATTGCAGATTCATTTGTAAATGTGCATAATGGGATATCTACTTCTGCTCCGGCAGAGTAATCCATATATTTTCCTACAAATTTATTAACAAAATCTTTATGGGGCAGCATATGAATACCTTCTCCTTTGCTATTTATACATGTTTCTATAACAGGTTCTTCTGTTCTAATTCCCTCCATATACTCTCTAAACTCATTTGCTTTATCTAAAACAGGGTTACCCCCTGCTTGTCTATGAATAGTTGTAAGTCGAAAAGTATAAAGTGACCCGTCAAAGATACTGCATTTATCTTTTGGAGGAGGTAATTGAAAAGGATCTCCAATAAATAATATTTTTAGGAACTTTTCTTTAACAATATCTACAATTGCTTTTAGAAATTCATTACCTATCATTGATGCTTCGTCTATAATTACTAAAGATCCTGTAGGTATGTCACATTTAGATGTTGGAGTAAGTACTTCTTTACCAGTTTTAGTTGCAGTAGGTCTAAGTTTAAATAAAGTATGTGCAGTAGTTGCTTTATGACCTACTATTCCCTCAAAAACAGTTGCTGCTCTATGTGTAGTTGCACACAATGCAATAGTAGTAGTTGGAGATTCTGTTTCTATTTTATTAATCAGTTCTCTTACAACAGTAGTTTTACCAGTACCTGCTGATCCTGTAAGAACTGCTATTGAATGTTGGTCTAGTACAGCTCCGTGAACTAATTCATCACAGATACCGTCTATAGCATTAATTTGATCCTGTGAAAATTTCATAAATCTCCTCTAGTGTTGCGTTATTATTTAAAGGGGCTAAGGTATCCCAAGATTTTCCTACTTCTAGCGATGCTTTCATAGGTACATCAATAGATCTTATAGCGTCATCATCATTCCATTCCATTTCTTCTATAAGAACATCATTTAAAAATTTAATATGTTCTGGAGTATTTTTAACTAAAAAATACCCAGCATCATGAATCATGTTACATGGAAGTATTTCTGTACCATATCCAGCCTCTTCAATTCGTTGATTAGTAGCATTCATAGCTCTATTCAATAGCATCCCCCAAGATTGGGTTATTGCATTATTAGCACTACGCACTTCTTTATCTGCTTCATGCGGAGTTTTAGAATTTCCTAAAATACACTTTTCTACAATAGGAGTACGTAATTTTAATCCGAAGGCACATTCTACATATCCATGTTGTTCCATGAATTCTTTATTTTTATCATTAAATTCTTTAGATACTTTATATAATTCATGAAATGCTTGTTCTATTTTAATAGCTTGGGCCATTGAAAACCCTGTTCTTTTATGAAGAGTATAAGCTGTTCCCATATATTGTAGAGCAAATGTGGGACCTTTGGATTTACGCCGTAATTCTGGGTATTTATGCTCAATAGAGTTAATACTAGCTACGTCTGTTGGATCTATATCTGGCATTTGATCTGCAAAATAAGTTTGTGCTCTCAGGGAATGCCCATCATAACCATCTGTGTATACTTTAATTCTATTAGGATCTTTACTAAGAATAGCTCCTATTCTTTCTTCTAATGCAGCAAAATCTGCACCAGCAAATAGCCATCCATCAGGAGCTACAATACAACTCTTTACAAGTTTGCCCATGGATCCATGAGCAGGTAAATTTGTTAGGTTAGGAGAATTACTAGATAATCTTCCTGATTGTGTACCTCCTAATTTTAGATTTCCATGTAAGAAATCTTTTTCTTTCATAAATGCTTTAATAAATGTTCCGTTAATTTTTTCTACGTCAGCTAATTCTTGGACGCAGTCTAATAGATCTAATGTCTCTTCATCTGTAGTATGATTAGCTAAATCTTTTAATGCACTTGCTCCTGTAGATGGAGCTCCAGATTTAGTTTTTTCTAGAACTGGTAGTTCTAAATGTGTAAATAATAAACTACCTAATTGAGGATGACTGCTTGGATTAAACTCAACATGCCCAAAGTCGTCTATAGTTTTAACTAATTTTTTAAGTTTTGAATTAGCAATCCTACAGGTTTCTTCTTGTAATATTTTAGTGTAATCTTTTACATGTTTATTTTCTTGTATTTGTTCAGCTAATACTTTAGCTTTTACTTTTAAAATATTATGAACTTCTTCTACTCTATTTGAGTTCATAGGCAATCCTATTAACATCATTTTAGTAAGAGCGTATAAACTTGGTTTAAATATTTCTTTATATGGCCTGGAATGCCTTTCTTTTTTATATTTTTAGTATATGTAAAAAGTAGCTAAGGCATCAATTAAATTATATTTTAATATTTGTCCTTTGGTATATTTACTTATATTTTCTAATTCAATGGCGTAGTTACCTACGTATTCTAGTGCTATATCTTTTAATCCTAGGGATATTTGAGTAGTAGCATTTTTAGCTAAATAAGCTAATACCATGGTATCATCAAAATTTCTAAGGTAGTGTACTCCTTCAAGAAGCCCGACATAATCAGTAGAATGTTTCATCCATATATCTCTAATCAACATCTTTACATCAAATAAACCATTGTGAAATACAATTCTTCCTTTATAATTTTCAAAGAATTTTTTGAGATAATATGTTCCATTAATAGATAAATCTATGGCTACACCATCATGCTTACTCCAAGCGAATGCTATGGAAATTATTTCATCTTCTAAATCTAATCCTGTAGTTTCTATATCTATAGTTAGAATTGGATATTGATATAAATGATCTAATATTTCCCTATCAGATCCATGGGTAAATCCATATTCCTCTGAATTAATTACAATGTCTGCAGATTTTCCTGCTATTGCTTTAATTCCTAAAGTTATTAGTTGAGCATTTTCTGGTTGTTTAAATAGAGATTTATAATTTGGAACATATACACAATCATAGTCAGTATATTTAGAAATAGCTCCTTTTAGAACAGTTCCATAACTATTAGATACTTTGCTGGTTTTAGTAATAAATTTAAAATAATTACTATCAGCTATAACTAAGTTAGTAACTGTATCTGGAATCTTGCTTTTTAATTTTATTAAATAAGCTTTAGCTGTTTTAGCTATTATTTTAGTAGGAGTGTTATATAGCAAAGGCAGTAGAAGTACAGACCCTTGTGTAATTCCTTCTCGTTCTAGTGGTTCTAAATAATATTTTCTAATTTCTTCAATTTTTTTAAACTGCAAAGTATCATTAGGTGTTTCTTTATACAGCAGTACTGTAGTGATCGACATAAACAGTTTCTCCTATAGATGCCGGATTATGATCTGAGTTACATATCCATAAAATAGGATAATCTACTGGTTCTAAATCATCTTCTCCATATAAATCAGTAAAATATATAAGAGCTTGAGTTGGGTTGTCTTCTATGTATTCTAAAACAGGCATAAAAGATGTACCTCCCCCTCCATGAAATTTTAATGACATAATATCAGTATTTTGATCAACTGAATGTACTCCGTGAATTTGGGAATCGCAGTCAATAATTGTCATGTTTTCTGGATTAAATATTTGCTGTATTCCTTTAATTTCACTAAGCATCTCCTGTAATTCAGCATCATTTATACTCCCACTGGTATCAATAGCAAATGTTAGGTGACCTAGACCATAACTATGTAGACTTGGCATATAAGTATTTGATGCATATCTGCGGTTTCTTCTCGCCCACGAGTACTCTTCGCGTACTCGTTGGTCGAGGAATTTATGTAATACAACTTGCCAGGGTATTTTAGGGTTAATTAATTCCTCAATTATTCTAGATATCTCGTTAGGAATTTCTCCTTTTGCTTTATTACCAGCTATTTCTGATGCAGTTTTAGCTCTAATAACGACACTAGTAACAGCAGAATCTCTTGAAAGAGTTTCTTCTTTTGTTTTACCTTTTTCCTCGCGGAGGTCTAACATTAATTTTGCAGTGTCGAAGTCTTTATTTTCTTTCATTAGATCATCATAAACTTGATCAGTAGACCACTCATCATCATATTTTTTATCTAATAATCCTCCGGTAGGAATTTCAAATCCTGCTTTGTTTAACATATGATTAATTACATAGTCTCCTGCGCAATTCCAAATAATATGATCTTTAGTTCCTTTACGTGCCATATGTTGAAATGCTACATGCCAGGATTCATGAGCTATTAATCCAGCAAATTGAGGTACAGTTAATTTTGTAATAAATTCTGGATTATATCTAACAGTAGTGCCGCAGACATCAGCTGTATTACATTTATCTGTAATAATATGAGTTAAGCTTAACGCTATAGTAGATATAAAAGCTGACCTAGTCATTAGCTCTACCTTAGCTTTAAGTAGTTTGCTTTCTAGGTCTGTTGACATTTTATTATTCCTTTCTTATATACGCTTCTAGTTTGTGGGTTTTATAATATCTTGTGGCTCGTTAAGTTTCTCTGGTTTACTTGGTTAATTTAACTCGCTGCCTCTGATTGGTTTTATTGTGGTTTTTGACTCGCTTCTGTCCTTTGGATTTCTAGACTCCTTTGACTCGCTTGGGGACGTTGGGTTTCTAGCTCCCCATGACTCGCTTTTAAAATTTGGTTTACTACTGCCCGCTGGCTCGCTCATTAATATTAGTTTTCTGCCTTGCATTGACTCGTTTACATTTTATGATTTTCTTTTCTTAATATGACTCGCTCATTGTTCGTGGTTTCCTCTGTTTTCTTGACTCGCTCTGAAATATTAGTTTTCTGTTGACTGTTGGCTCGTTTTTCAAAAATGGATTTCTTATTCCCAATGACTCGTTTTGTACCACTGGTTTTCTCATTACTACTGACTCGCTTATGACGTCTGGTTTACTCGGCTGCTTTGACTCGCTTAGAGTGATTGGAATACTTGTTCATTTTGACTCGTTTAAAAGCAAGGGGTTACTAATCAGTTATGACTCGTTTGCCACTCTCGGGTTTCTTCCAACAAATGACTCGTTTTCCTTATATGGGTTACTGGGAAAATGTGACTCGTTTTGTAATTTTAGTTTACTACAAATATTTGACTCGTTTACAGCTATTGGTTTACTCAGAAATGTTAACTCGCTTTGGCGCAGTGGGTTTCTACAGAGGGTTGACTCGCTGATTCAAGTTGGGTTTCTCTAAAGTTGTGACTCGCTCGCACGGATTGGTTTACTTTTCTCGAGCGACTAACTTGCATGTTTTAATCCTAGTTTAGCTTCATGATACGGTACACTTACTGGTAGTCCTTCTAATTCTCTCCATTTCATATGAAGATCTATTAAGAACA